CAGGATTAGTAAATGAACATTTTGAAGAAAAATCAGAAACAAATCTAGAATTTTATTACGATGATTTGATAAAAGAAGATTGTAGTGATTTTGGTGTTGTGAATGGAAAAATTGAGTCGTGTGCATATATACCATGTAAAAAATGTGAATTTGAAGGTGGCAATTGTCACAAAAATAGAATCACATGGTTGACAAGTAAATGCAAAAAGCCGAAATATAAATTTACACAATTTGAATACGACTTAATAAATACATACAGTCATGTCGATGATAGATGTAAATTTAATGGTTGTTATCAATTAAAAAGTTTGAAAGAAAAAGGATATTTCAATGATGTAGATAAAAATGAATCAATTAAAGATATTATAGCGAATTGTGAGGTTGTATGATGATATATTTCTTTGCAGGATTTTTCATAGGGGGCATAGCTTCAATGCTCCTTTATTCCTTAGTTGTTTCAGAACGAATCAACGAATTAGAACTTGAGAATGGTAGATTGATTGATGATCTTAACAAGGCGGAATATGAAGTTAGAAAATACAAATATACATATATGGGAGTGTCTTATGATGGGTTTGAAGAAACGAAATAAGCCTAAAGAAAGTACAGATGTACTAATTAAATTGAAAATCAGTGTTCATGATGTGAATAACAGTGATTCATGCAATGTTGTAGATTCATTACTAAATGATATTTGGAATATTGCGTTGGAAAAAGAAGGGGTAGAAGTTCAAAGTATGACTTCAAAATATATGAAGGAGAAAGTAGCAAAATGATGTATTTAAGTATGGCAATTCATAATATAGCGGTAATGATATTTACTGCATACATGGTAATTCATGTACATCCTATTTGGGCAATATGTATTTTATTTATGCATAGAATTGGAACTAAAATTGTACGTGTTCCAGTCAAGGAAGATGATGATGCAGTAGACGACGTGTATGGAATGGATTGGAATGAAGAAGATGATAGAAACGAATCAAGTAGAGACAAGTTTTAAAAACATAGAAGAAGCTTTAAAGAACAACGGATTCTATGCACTTTATGACGATATGGTATTAATTAAACAAGCTTTAATTGAGAGAGATAGGAAAATATACGGGTTGCAGCAGCATACTAGAAATTTAGAGGATAAATTAGAGAGGATAGGTGGTTATCATTATGGAAATCCTAAACAATAACATTTATTGGTGTGACTTGCCTAAATATAGTAATACAATTCTTTATAAAAGGAGACCTTGTATCGTTATTTCAAACGACATTCAAAATAAAGGAAGTAAAACAGTGAATGTAATTCCAATTACTAGCAATTTAAAAAGAACGGACTTACCTTGTCACGTTATGATTGATACAGGACATGAATATGGAATGGCAAAAGCTGAACAAATCTTAACGATCAACAAAGAAAATGTTAAGTGGCATATAAAACCACTCGATAGACGAGAAGAAAAAGAAGTAAAATGTGCATTATTAACTCAGATTGGGATTATCTAAAGGAATTGTTTAAATGCCTAAAAGAGATACGGAATACGAGCATTTCAAAGAAACCTGCGGAGGATGGTTTAATTACCATGGCAATATTGGTCTAAGAGCAGGGGATGTCGCAATGGCAAAATTGTTTGATGAAACTGAATTAGTACAAATTGTATTGACTAAACCTTATACATTTAATAGGTGGTGGTGTAAGATCGTTGGCTTCAATAGTGATGGAATTGAATATCTAGTTGATAGAACTATGATATTACAGATTTTAATTGATAAAGACTACAACTTGCGTAGAAAAAGAAGAAAAAACTTCTTAAAATCAATTTAAACACGTCTAGAAGTGATTCTAACAAGCAAAATAGATTGAGATGAGTATTTGTTAGGGTAAATAAAGAAAAGGCTAAAAACACGTTTAAAACGATAAATATGTTTATAGCCTTTTTATTATGCAAAAGAATTTAAAAATTTATTAAATTAATTATTTACAAAGATATCATTATATGCTAATATATAGGTGTAAAGAAAAGTACTTAGATACTTAGGAGGACATAACATGAAGCAAGTACATATTGGGTATCACAGTTTTACAAATTCAGGAATCGTAGAAGCAGTAGCAAACGTATTATATAAAGACGATTTCAATGTTGAATTATTTGGTGTTGACTTATGGTCGGATGAATTGCCTGACAATTATCAGATTGTCGATTATGGGTCAAGAGAAACAATGCTAGTTTGCGAAGATGGTGAAATTATTGATGATGCAGATGAAATCGCAGAATGGGAAGAAAAGAACTGTCATTAAGCAATAGAAAGTAGGAGGTATGATGTATGGCAAAAACAAGCGAAGCAAAGATGCGAGCAAATAGTAAGTATGAAAAAAAACATATCAGACAAATTCTTCTAAAATTTCATAAAACTTATGATGCAGCAATCATAGAAAAACTTGATTCTTTAGATAGTAAGAACAATTATGTAAGACAATTGATCTTACAGGATTTGGAAAGAGAAAAGAAAGAGGCTAACAACAAATAGCCTTTTTTTATCGTATTTTTTTAACACGTCCGCACTTAAAAATGGTATAATATATGTAGTTAAGGAGTACCTAAAAGACCAAATATTGCCGCTCCTTGACGAGACATTTTTTACTTCTACTTACTCAAAATTGAGTGCCTCGGGGAGACCTGAGGATATTATAACGGTGTAAGTGCAATATTAATTGACGGGGGAGGGTGCAATAGAAAATTACGCCCTATAAGTGCAATGAAATTTGTACCCCGTATTCTTCAATGGCCCATACAAATCCAATGGCTACAATCGCAACAGAAAATAATGCAATATATAGCCTAGGAACGCAACAGAGGTCGGGGGAAAAGAAACAAGAAACAAAGATTCAGAGATATAGAAACGTCCATAAAATCAAATATGCGTAATAAACACGATAAGTTCCATAATGTTTACACACAAAATTGGTTTAAGTTGGTTCATAAATTGTCATCACGTGGTCATGTACTACTACTGAAATGAATAGGCAGATATTTCATTTCATACTCCTTTAGAAATTCTTTATTAATTCTATATCTTGTCGATTGTATGGTTTAAGGTTCTGTAATAGCCGTACAGAGCCTATATTATAGTTAATTCTGCATATTTTAAAACGATTGATCTATGAAAAAGCGATATATCTAAGTCCCTCGACATATATATAATAGGAAAGAGGTTCGGGGGAGATAAAGAGGGGTTTTGACCTCGGGGGAAAGAAGAAGTGAGGAGATACGTCCTCAACAGAGCCTTCCAAAGCCCAATAGAATAAGATATATACACTATTATTACTAGTATTAACTACCTATCAAGTTCTAATGAAGTTTGATGGGTTTTTTTATTGCCTTTTTTATTTTAATTAACAATTATTCACGAAAATAAACAGTTTTCCTTTATTTAAAGGGGATTTGAAGTGTTCCAAAAAGAAAATTTTGTCAATATAAAAAATAAATTTTGTATTTTGTAGTTCAGAATCGGCGAAAAATTTTGCATTTTGTATATTTTGTATTTTGTAAATTGTTCACGATTTGTAGACAAAAATACGGGTTAGTATAAAAATTTCCGCTATTATATTCACGATTCGTGAACAAAAAGTGAAAAAATGGTTGATTATATAGTGGTATCGTGGTATAATAACTATGATGAAAAGGGGTGACATCCAAAAATAAGACATAAAAAAATGATCATGCAAGCCAGCAAACTTGAAACATGATCATTCAAAAAACGTATATATATAAATATAGTATAGGAGGCAAGCCCCAAAATATATATACGTCCTAATTATATCAGTATTGGGGCAAAAAAGAAAATGAAAAAAGAACAAAAATATTATTATGGAAATGCGATTAGTGAATACGGATTAGAAAATGGACGTGTAGATTATGCAACACTAGTAAAATGTTTTGATGCGGTTTTAAATAATGACATTATGTCATTAACATATGACATAGGTTCATGGGAACAAGTAAGTGGAACGATCGACAATACGGACGAAATAGAAGAGCTAGAAGAAAAAAGAGACGAGTTAGAAGAAGAAAACGAAGTCAGCCCATCCCAAATTATTGAAAATGAAATAGATGGAATTAATGAAAAGATAGAAGAATTAGAAAACGAACAAGATTATCAAGAAGTTTATCAGTGGTTTATTGTAGATGATTGGGGTGCTAGACTTCTACAAGAAATAAATGAAATAGTCTATTATAACGAAAAAATTGATATGTATTTATGGGGTGTAACTCATTATGGTACATCATGGGACTATGTTTTGACTAGTATTAAAATTGACTGGTAGGCCCTGAATATGACAATATTTAATGTAAGATACACCCCTTTTATATTTGTTTTGATCTATTAATTATTGGCCTTTTTTTAGGCCTATCTAACATAGTTTTACCATTAATATATTAATTGAAAGGATGAAAAAAATGTTATTGATTGAAAATAAAAAAGGTATGAAAGTTTATACTATTAAAAATAAATATTTATGTGAAAATGGTGTATTGAATGAAAAAAATGTGTGTAACGCTTGCATGAAATACATGAAAAGAAAAAGTACCGGGTGTGTAGAGAATGACTAAAAAAGAGTTCAACCTAATAAAAGAAGTAATAAACGAGCGTATAAAGTTGGATGACATAAGCCCAGCAGTTAGACTCGTTACGTTATATAATCGACATGAACTAATTAATAATAGAGTTATGGAACGATTATTTAATTGTTTAAGAAATGGTATTTATATTACTTGTAGTATGTATGATGAACTAAAAGAAATGGAGTAAATAATATATGGCTAAAATATATATGAAAGATATTAAAAGACTATGCAATTGTATAGTCGGTTTGAGTTGTCAAACTATAAAAAATAATAAAAAATGTGCATTTAATAAGGGATATATATATACATATACTATATATCCTTATGGTAATTGTATTACATTTCAATTCATTGAAAATGATCATATTACTTTTAATTCATATTCAAAAAAATTTATGTTTGAGCAGCTTTTAAGATATTATAAAAAAGGCTTAACTAATTGGATTGAATTATATGATAATGATAGTTTTAAAGCTAAAAGAGAAAAAAAAAGAATGAATTATTATATTAATAAATTAAATGAATTTGAAAGGCTGCTAAATGATTGACCAGTTAACAACTATACTCGTGTTTATTCTACTGCTTGCATTCTTATATAAATACTGGTTATGTATTATAGTATTATTTATTGCATTATTTATTATTATATATCTACTTTGCTAGTTAACTATAGTTTATGTTAACTAGCTTTTTTATTGTCTTTTTTCTTCTCTTTGCTGCTTAAATCCTTTATAACTATTTGCTTGATCATGATTGAATTGTCTTTGAATTGCATACATTCTATAAAGTTGGGGTTGCTGCCGAACTTTGAAAAACGCAACAGGAATCGACGACCCTACACACCCCATGGCTTCCCTCTTGACCAAACCACATTTTTTACACCTAGCACTTTAAACAACAGAGTGCTAACAAAAGAATTACTAACAATAATAACCACCCCCTTTTTTAGATAAAAATTTTTGGAAAACGAAAATTAGAGTTTTGAAAAAAATGAGTTCATGTATTTTTTATAGGGGTAAAAACGTCCGCATTGAAATAAATTATAATGTAGGGAGGTAGAGAAAGAGAGGATGAGAATATGCCAAGGGCAAAGAGTGTTTCAGAATTAAAGCGTGAGGATGAAGCTAAGAGATTCTTTGACGAGTATTCAAAGAGTGGGAATATTACGAAGTCCATGCAAAAGATTCGTCCTGATTTAAGCGATAAGAGTGCTTATAACAAGGGATATAAGATATTAAACAGTCCTTTATTTAGGAATGTCATACATGAGAGGGTAAAAAAGAGAGACCAAAGAAGTGTTATGACAGTAGAGCAACGCAGACAATGGCTTAGTGATAACATTCAAGACGAAGAAAAGGACATGAAAGACAGACTTGGATGTTTAAAGGAACTGAATAGAATGGATGGCATTGGAAAGAGCAATATTTTAAATGTTGGAAGTGTAAATAATATTACTGTTGAACAGAAAAGAGCGATTGCGGAAGAAAGAATCAACGATATATTAGGTATAAAAATGGGAAGTGAATTTTTAGATGCCGAGGTAATAGAACACGAGGAGGAAGATAACAGTGAAGAAACAGACTCTTAGTGTTACGGAACAGTATTCTAAGGATGTAGAGGACTTAAAGGAAGCTAAAGCTATTAATAAGAGCCAAGAAGAAGTTGTTAGGTTGTTGAAGGAATCTACCCCGAAGTATAAATTAAAGAATTGGACTAGAGGATATATCCCCGAACATTACAAACGACTAAATATTTCTAGACAAGAAGCTTTTAGGCTTGCTGTTATCGGTGCAAGAGAGGCTTTGACGTATTTTCAAGTCAATCTTCACTTTACGCAAGCTATGTTGTTCGGTGCGGTTGTAGAAGGCTACGATACAATATATGCAATTACTACATCTCAGTACGGGAAAAGCTGGACTTTAGGAATGATTGCTATTTATCGTGCTTATAAAGGACATCAAGTACGAATTGCGGCCGCAACAGGAGAAACTGCAACTATCATCATGTCCAAAGTTATCGGACATTTACAAAATGCAGACGAGTCTATTCAGAGTTCCGTATTAGATTCAGGAAACAAGATTGAAAAATTACAGACTTCTACTTCCAAAACTAAGATTTCATTTAAAGGCGGAGGATGTGTAGAAATCGTTACATTAGGTGGAAACAGTGTAGACCCGAAGAAAAACAACAACGCTATCGGTAAGGGTGGAGATTATATAATTGACGAAGCTGCCCAGGTCAGTGAAGATGCGTATGCCGAGATAGGACGAAGGGAATTTTCAAGTGTTGACGGTTCAAAAGAACTTGAAATTGCTATTTCCAACCCTCACAAACGTGGAGAGTTCTACGATTGTATGACAAACGACAAATACCCCGAAGGAACATTAGTTGTTTGGATGGATGTCCGTACTGCTTACGAAGAAGATCGTATGAAAAGTGCTTCTCAGATACTAAATTCTCATTTTTACAAGAATAGAAGTACTTGCCAACGTTATTTAGTATGCGAATTAGAGGAATTTTCAGATGAAAGTATGTTCAAAACCATGACTTTAGACGACGATAAAGTCGATAGTTCCTATAAAAAGCGTTTTTTCTTAGGTGTTGACTCGGCTTATACAGGAAAAGACGGTATAGATGTTGCTTTATGCTCCCAAAATAGATACGGAAACTGCAAAATCGAGACAATTTACAATCTAAAAGAGGGTGTTTGGGTTCAAGGAGTCACATCTGAGAAGATTATTACCAAGATTGTTAAGATTATCGAGACATTGAACATCAAATATGTTTGCGTTGACGTTGGTTTCGGTACTTGGTTGACCGAAGGATTGTCAAAATACTCTGAGAAGCTAGGGTTTATCCTTGAGGGTGTCAATTTCCAAGGAGGGCCAACAAAAACACGTATCAAGGCAAGACATTACAGTGCGGTTTATGCTTTCAATCTAAGAGCGGAAATGTATTTAGACTTTCAGCAGCTAATGGACAGTAAGAAATTGACTTTCACAACGGAAGTCGCAAAAAGATTAAAGCCTGAATTGCTTGCTACAAGGACTGTATCGAAGAATAATAAGAAGATAGCCATTATTCCTAAAGAAGAGATAAAACAACGCTTAGGACACTCTCCTGATGCCCTAGATTCCTCAGTACTTTCTGTCCGCAGTTGTTTAATGTATAATCTAAGCAGTGAAATACTTGCGTATGCAGAGAACGATTAGGAGGTGCTAATTTGAGTCGAAGAACAAAGAAAAGACAAAAGGATAGAGTTAAACTAGCATCCAATACCTATGTGTCACCTAATATTTCGCAAAATATTCACAGTTCTAATGCAGAAACCGAAGCCGAAAAGGTAATGGAAGCTATGTTGAACTGCAATTCAGATTGCATCAACGGATTTATAAAGACAAACTTTAAGAATCAGTTTGATGAGATTGATTGGATGATAGACAATCTACCAACGCTACCATATGTTATCGGTAAGGTTATTGACTTTATATTCTCAAACGGAATCACAACGGGTGATGAGGATTTAGATAAGAATGTTCTTATGCCATTCCTTTATAGACACAATGTACAGGGTGTCACAAACTATTCCGTACTTCAAAATGCTATTATGCAGTCATTATTGTACGGAAAGTGCGGTATTCGTTGGCTAGACGAAGATAAAGGAATTGTTACAGAGAATTATCGTAATTATGTTTCCATTATGCGTGAAGATGATGAATATAAAGGATTTAGAGTTCCTATCTGTTATGCTATGTCAGCAAATGATAAAGAACCAATATCATTAGGAACAAAGGAAATCGACTTTGACGAAGCTTTATTCCTTAAAACAGGCAAATTAATGTCTAAAGACGGAACAATCATTGTAGAAATTCCTGATAATTTCTGCAATTTGAGAAACGGAACAGACAATGAGAACGGATTATCTTGTTTATTGCGTGATAAACAACGTCTAAAGCTATTAGGTGCGGTTTACGAACGTTTGAACTACGATATTCAGTATGATGGACCAGGACGTTTGATTTTTTGGCTAAAAGACGGATTTGCCAAGGGAGATACGATTGATTTATCGGCTTCCCAAGTTTTAGACGAATCATCAAGTTCTAAAGCAGACAGAGCCGACAAAGCAAGAATTGAAGCTAAACGTCTAGGTCAGGAAATCAGAAATTCAAAATCAGACAATGTAATCCTTGCAAGTTCTATTTTTGAAAAAATGGATCACTTGCCTCGTGTTACAAAAGGTACGGAGTTCTTGGAATACCTTCAAATGAAGGAAGGTTCTATTATTTGTCAGTGTTTCGGACTTACTCCTGAATTAATCGGTTTAGGGGATGTATCAGGAAACGTATCTATGGAAAGAATCATAGATAATGCCATGACAAATACAATCGTACCAATGCGAGAAAGGTTCGCCACTCAGATTTCTCCTATGTTAAGCGAGAAATTAGGTGTACCAAAGGTTTATTTTGATAAATACGAATTGAAGGAACAACAAGACAAGTCTGCAAAGACATATAAATTGGCCTTGTCAGTTACTCAAATCGTAGGTGCTATTGTCAACGGAACAGATGCGTTAGACAAGAGCACAAAGAATCACATGATGAAATCCGTTACTAGAATGATGGATTCTATCGAAAAAACGCTATAGCGAGAGGAGAAAATAAAATGGAAATGGATATTTTAAAAAGTATCTTATCTGAAAATGAGGTAACACCCCTAGGAAGTTTAAATGGGACTCCGTTATATTCATTTGAAGATGCACAGAGAATCAACAAGATTGGATTGGTAAAAGAGAAAATCCAAGGTAAAGAGGTTGAATTTGGTGAAAGGCCTATGCGGCCTGATGGATTAGGGTATTTGGAAACAAAATCCAATGCAATTGCAGTTCCAACTTCTTTCTTTGAGAACAGATATAGAAAAGTAGAAATCGTAAAAACTAGTCTCAATGAAAAAACAAAGAAGGAAGAAACTGTTAAAGATGTATATTACGAAGTCGTAACAGACTACAGAGCTTGTAAAGAACAGGCAAGTGGACGTGTATATACAACTACAATTCATGTATATCAGATTGGAGCTAAGAAAGATTCAAAAGGGAATGCTGATTTATTCTTAATTGGTCAAAGAAATATTTCAGATACAGAATTTATCAACGAGTTCAAAGGTAAATTGAACAAAGAATCAATGGTCAAGATTTTTAAATTGATTAGTAATAACCCAACAGAACAAGTAGAATATACATTAGAGTTTTAATTAGAAGTAAAAAGTAGAAAAAAACAAGGCAATATTTGGAAATAAACAAAAGGTATAAACAGTTTTCACTGTCTATATAGATTTTTGCATATTTCGAGGTATTGCCTTTTTATATGCAAATTAACGAAAGGAGATACATAAATGTCAATTAAACGTAGTTTCACTGTAAAAATCACTTTTAAAGAAGGGTACGGAAACCCTATCACTTTAACAGGGAAAGATGCGACTGCTTTTAACACTGCTTGGCATAACAAATTGAATGACCAAGACGGAGCTATTGGATTTGAGTATCCAGTTATTACTACACAAGGTGAATCACCTAGTCAAAAAACAGTAACAACTTGGACTTCATTCTTATTCTGCAATGTAGCAAAAGTAGAACGCTCAGAACAAACAGAAACAAAGTATACAGACGATCAATGCCATGATGCTTAGAAGGAGATACCATGCAGAACAACGTACAAACTATTAACGGTGTTACTTGGTTTGATTCCCTAGAAGAAAGAAACGCTTTCTTAAAGCAAAACGGTAGACATGAGTTCGCATTGGAAGAATCAGCAAAGAACGAAAAACAGTATTTGAAGCTTCTTGATGTTATCGAAGAAAAAACGCAAATTGACGTTTATTCAAAATTAGATAGCGGTACTTTGCTATACGGATATGTAGTTCTTGAGCCTAAGAAGAAATACAAGATTCCCGAAGATAAAGTTTTGTTAGAAGCACTTAGAAACAAAACTATTCAAAAAAGATATGATTCCACAATGGAAGAAATCTTAAAAGGAGCAAAGATTCCATACGAAGTCAAGAAATGTAATTCATGTGGTGGAAGGATTCAGAAATTATTCTATAATCCCGTAATCGTAGTAGAAACGGAGACTAAGAAATAATGCCACAAAAGAAAAGAGTTCCAACATATGTAGCAAGCATTAAAGATAGCCTTGAACGTAGAAAAAAAGGAAAAGCATTTTACGACAATGCAATCACTTTATCGAGCGTAGATAAAGAAAACCATTATGTTAGTGTGAGCCTATCCTCAGGGTACGTAGAAAACAAGCCTACACGTCTTATTGACGAGGGGGCAATAACATATGAGGGTGGAGATGATATTCGTCTATACATCAAAAAAGGGGCAGTACAAGCGTTCTACGATAGCTTGAGTTCTGATTATGTAGGATATATCAACTTAGCTCACATTGACATTACATCACTCCCTTTAAACTTAGGTACATGGACTAAAGATGATTTAACAGTTGTCGATATTGGGGATGGAAGAAAAGGTCTTGATGTAAACGTCAAACTAAATAGGGAATTGCACATTGTGCAAGATTTATTGAAGCAAGAAATACCATTGAGTATTAGTGCAGAGCTGAGAGGAACACTTGATTTTGAATCGTCATTTAAATTTAATGCACCATTCTACAACGAAATTGAGATTGCTGGTTTCTCAGTTGTTGCAAATCCAGCCAATGTAAACAGTACAGGCGAAAATTTAAACAGTAAAGGAGACTCAGAAATGAACCTATGGGAAAAGATTTTAAAGTTGAGTTCTGAAAATAAAGAAGAAAAGAAGAATGAAGCTTTAGAAAACAAAGAGGACGAAAAAGAAGAAAAAGAACCTTCTAAAGAAGAAAATACACTTGAAAGTAAAGAAGAAGGTACTGAAAATGAAGAAGCTAAAAAAGGCAAAGAAACTTTGGAAACTGTTGAAATGTCTAAGGACGACATGGAAAAAATCAACAAATTTATGGATGCTTTTGAAGCTTTAAGTGTAAAAGTTGAAGCATTAGAACAAGAAAATTCAGAATTAAAAGAAAAATTAAAAAATTCTAAGAAAGAAAAAACAGAATTTGAAAAGAAAGCAGAAAGCACATTAGACAGATTGTCTAGTTTGATCTCAGGACAAGTTAAAGATAAAGAAAAGAAAGAATTAAAAGAACAATTAGCTTCAACTTCTAAAGTTAGCGGAGATATGTGGGGATAGGAGGTAAACCATGTTAGATTTATTATTTACAAATCCTGATAACACATTATTAGAAAAAATGGCGGTTACACCAGGAATGGTAGAACGTCTAAGTTCTAATATCGAGGATTTAACATCATTCTCAAGAGCTTATATTGATTATGAAAAAGCAAGACAGAATTTAGCAGCAAGTTCTACTAAATCAAATGCAGGAACAGTTGGTATCGGTACTGATTATTCAGATAACTCACCAGCAAATCCATTCCAAAACGTGTTCCCATTAGTTTCTTGGTTAATGAACACACCAGCTTCACGTAAGATGCAAGGTGCTATGAACCGAGGAGCATGGAGTGTTACAAAAAAAGAAGATGGCAAATTCTATATTCAGTTGCCATTCACATACGGAACAACAGAACCTAAATCAACACAAGGTGAATGTTGCTGGGTTCCATTAGATTTAGCTAAATGCGGTAGCAATGCTCCATTGGCATTGTTGTGTTTAAAGAGCTGCGAACCTATTATGGATAGCTTAGTAAATGAAACACGTAAAATCAAAGCCAATGACATGGTTTGCTACTTCCAACGTGAAGGAGAAACAATTAAAGAAGCTCAGAAACGTATGGATTTGATCTCAATGGCATACTTCACTGCTATTAACGTAATTTTAGGAACAATGGCTACAGGTACTGCTACATTGAAACCATTCCATGGATTGTTGGAAGTAATGGAAGATAAAGCAGTTATCAAAATCGTAGGTACAAACGTATTATCTGCATTTGATTCAGTTGCATTACGTTTAGCAGCATTAGGAGATGGCGATTATAAATTCGCTTGTCACCCATTAGTACTTGAAGGCATTAAATCTGTTATTGTTCCAGGTAAATTCAATGGTGAATATCCTGATGGATGGACTCGTAATAAAGAAACAGGCGAAGTTGCATTTAAAGGACATGGATTTATCGCAGATAAATTAGTTCCATGTGATATTACAAAAGGTACAGGTGATGTATGGGTATTAGAAGGAAATACAGTAGGTTTGGTAATGGGAACTACTTTCCAACCATCTGAAAAATTCCAACGCCATACATTCGGTGCTACAGATACACCATCTGAAGGATGCGGTACTCAATGTGATTACTACTACAACTTTGGATGTGCATTTGGAACAGATGCAAACAGATTAATGGTTATCCAAGGTATTCCAATGTCAGCAGCTACATTAGGAGATACATTAAACGGATTAGACCTTGTATTAAAACCAACAACTATCGTACCAATCAACATTGGTGAATAATGTACGAAAAAATTATCGAACAATTGAAAAACTATTGTTCGTGCATAAAGGAAAGCGATTTAGAAGCAGATAAGCTTGAAAAGAATGTTGGAGAACTAATTGATTTAATTAGTACCATCACTTGTTGGAAAAACCATCCTTGTGAGACTTTCCTCTCATCTCAAAGAGAGGAAGTCTTTAATGTTGGTGAATTTAAGAAATGTGGGTGCGATTCAGGAATTGTACGCATACCGCTATTCTATCCAATGATTGACCCAACAACGATTGAAGTATCTGTTATCACTAGAGAAAGAATTACATTCACTACTCACAAACTAGAAGTTGATAAAGATTTTTCTTATAACCCATACGACAGTATCGTGTACGTTGATTTATCTAATATCGACTACAAAGATGTGTGCAATTGTGGATGTGATGAAATATCTAAAATCGTTGTCAGTTATGTAGCTGGATATGAAACGATACCTGAATGTCTATTGCCTGTATTCTGCGACTTCCTACAATTCGTTATCGCAATGAACAGATGTGAATGTGGTTGTAGCACGTGTGAAGAAACAGATGGCAGTGATGTTCTTATTTCAGAAGAAAATTCTGATGCTCAGATTTCAATTAGTGTGTATGTTCGTGAACATATTACAAAAGCGTATTCAGAGCAATTAGGTATCTTGTCAGTATGTAATTCAAAAGACACATGGGTTGGTGCAGTAGTATGAGAATTAAATATATTGGAATGAAAAGTTCCACAAAGAAGAACGGATGCCCTGTATGCGGTGCGAAAGCCAAATCAAACACATCTTACGAGTATTCAAAACGTATGTGTTTACCTAGTGGACTGGTAAAAATCTTCCTTATGAACAAAGTTGAGGAAGTATCGTATGAAGATGGTGTATTCCTAAAAGGCTTTAAATACGTCTATGGAGGCAAACTTTATTACCCATTTATCGAGGTATAGGAAATGCTAAAAGGCCTCTTAGAAGATGTTATAGAAGCGTGTGAAGAAGATTTTGAAGGATTGGCTAGTGAATTAGAAGAAACTATGCGAGAAGAAGCTCCAAGAGGGAGTAGATTCTATGCTCAAGAAATGACAAGTATGCCATGGAATGAATATAGGCCAGGTGCTTTAAAGGATTCGATCACGAAAGAAAAAGTATCTAATACCGAATATATAATCGGTGTGGATGCAGACAAACTAGAAAAAGATTCTAGAAACCCTTCTCACGTTGATTACTCACCAATGGTACAGAATGGAACTAAACGTGTTTATACGTTAGTACGTAAAAACGGAAGGCCATTCGTTTGGGTAGATGAAATGGGAAAGAAACACTTTGCACACAAAATTAAGATGCCACCTAGAAAGGCAAATGATTTTGTTGCTAGAGCGGTATCTAGATTTGATGCAAAAGTTAAATAAAGGAGATTAAAAATGGAAGAAAAAGTTGTAAAAGCTAAAAAGACTCCTGAACAGAAAGTAGATGTTCAAGCATTTGTTTCACGCAAATTAAACGCTTTAAATCAATTAGGCGGTGCTAAAGCAGAACGTGCTATGGAGCGTGTACTAAAAGCTACAATGGGAGGGCAAAAATAATGTCTAACTGCAACATTAACAAAATCATTAGTGACAAATTAAGTGTCTCTAAATTAACTAAAACTCAAGAAATTGATATTACTATCATGAGCGATATTGATTCTTGTTTAAAAATCAACACTCGTAAATTTGAAAAGATTACAGGTACTTCTAGTGCTTATACATCACGTACTATTGCACCTGATTTAATCAACGTTTGTGAATCATTCGGATGTAAGAATACAGGTACATTGTTCATCACTTCTAAAGAAACGGATGCAGAAGGTGGAGAAGGAAACAAAGTACACACAAGTGGTGCGGTATTTAAAGCATTGAAAAATGCATTAGACTTTGCAGCAGGTGTTGTTTACTACTACGTAAATGTTCCTCAAGCAGGTACTTACACAATCACAACAAAGATTTCGGATGTTTTAGATCATGAAATGACTAATGCAGATGAATACACAACTACTTTAAAAGCAGATAAAGAAGGGTTCTACCCTGTACAGATTGACTTATCTACTGTTCCTACAAAGACATCAGGAAAAGGATGGGAAGCAAGTACATCAGGTGTCCGTTTAAGCATTGAAGTAGCGTTAACAGATAAATCAGCAGATAGTATCTTGATTGGTATTTCTTCAATTTCATTCTTTGAAGAATTTGCAGACTTAGATTCTAACAACGATATTAAAGTAAGTTGCTTATCAGGATTTGATGGTGACGATACTGTAGACCCTGTAGATACAAGTTGCTTTGACGATTCTTATGATGATGATTCTGCTTCTATTGAGCGTTCATTTACAGGTACTCAATTAACATCTAACTACTTAACTATGAACCCATTCATTGGCAAGGGAGATAAATCTCAAGGCTTTATGATGCGTACTCAGGAAGTGGTTATTGAAGCAGATAAAGAACATCCTGAATATGGTTCAATTCATATTGCAGACCACTATGTTGATGAATGTGGATTTATCTATGCAGCATTGAGTGACCAATGCAATATCACAGATTCTACATTGAACCGAATCAACACTCCATTGTTGGCTAACTTAGATGAGTCTCAATACCAAGTATTGAACAGTAAAATCAATCCAAGTTTAGATATTGAAGGTTCAAAGATTTACTTCAACAAAAACTTAGTAGGTAAAACATTGAAGATTTCTTATCCAATGACTGTTGATGTATTGCAACACTATGTAGCAAACAACGATAGCTTAAAGAATAAGAGAGCGAAAGTTACAATCACTCGTTATAGAAGTGATGGAACTGCGGAAGTATTTACTTACCACAATGCAAAAATTACTTCATTCCCAATGGGTATTCCTGATGACGGAGCGTTTGAATTTAGCTTAGCGTTCAAGAAAGATACTCGTGGAAACTGGTATGAAGTTTATGTAGTAAACAAAGCTAACGCTAATTTATAGAAATTGAGAGGCAAATGAGATGGAAGAACAAAAGATTTTAGAACCAACACAGTTAAATGCCATGATTGAAAAGTTAAAAGTAGCTCGTGAGGATGATACTCCTCACGCAGTCTATGGCAATGGTGGTGAAATTGCAGTTGTTGGTGATGCAAATAAGACAGATGTTAAAACAATTGATATTGAAGTGAATTTTAGATTCACTGAAAAAGAAATCGAAGAACATAAAATTGATGTTCCTGAGAATGCTAAAAGAGTAGGGCAATACGTTATGTTCGATAAGAAGTTTGAAAATCTAACATTATCTCCTAGACAAGATATGAAGATGGTAGAAGCTTTAATCGAAGTAAAACCATTGTTATTGGATGCAGAACAAATCCTAGACCCATATAAAGAAAAATTCCAAGAAATTGAGGAATACTACGGTCACAAATTCATTGAAGGAAAAGATGAAATCGTTACAACAGATGCAGATGATGAAGAAGTGAACAAGACTATGGTTCAGATTTATGAAGCGTATATGAATGAAGCGAATGAACAGATTTTCCATTTATACGCTCAATCCTCTACAAATTTAGTTGATGGACTTTATAAAGTTGTTGCAATTTTCTTAGGATTAGATGAATTTTATGAAGATCACATGATGCAATATTCAGTTTTAACTTGCATGATTAGCCTAATTATCAAATATCCTGAATTATTCAATGAGGTAGAAACAGTTTTTATCAAATAATTGATAAGGGGGATGATAAAAAGGATTCAGTAAAAAAAGCAAAGTCTTATGTTGCAGAACTAAATCTTTATTCAACCATGGCTCATTATGTCGGTAAAATTCTAAAAATACGCCCCAATGAGATATTAGACCATTGGGGTGTTTCTGAATTAGTTGTAGCCTTTGGGTACTACGCAAATCTACAAAGCGATAAAACATGGAATGAAATTAACGAGGCAAATAAAAATTCTAAAAAGAAAATACCTCAGATTGACAGATATGCGGTTCATTTCATGCAGAAAACAGATTTAGCGAAGGAGTCCGAAGATGTCAGTACGTGAAGTCGGTGCTAGGTTAGTCCTTGACATTAAGGATGCCGAAGCAAAGATAAAACAACTTGAAAAAGAGTTAAAAGATATTGAAAAGGCAAAGCTCAAATTTGATGCTAGCACTAATGAATTAGAAAGAATTAAGGCAAGATTAGAAGAAATCAAAAAAGAAAAGGAAGCTTTGGAAAGACAAAAACTTTCTTTAAAAGTTGATTTAGATAATCTAGCTAATTTCAAGAATCAATTATTGGATGTTAAAGATGATATTAGTGAACTTAAAAAAGAGCTATTAGCCTTGAGTAATAAAAAACTTTCTATTGATATTGATTTAAAAGCAAATGCCAATGAAATTCATGATGTCATTAACGACATGACACTAGGTGAAAACGATAAAAGTGACAAGCTTAAAGACCTATACAGTGCACGTGAAGCTCTCAAATACGATATGCGAGAGGTTGGTATTGAAATTGATGAAGTTCAAAAGAAAATTAACAATCTTAACAAAGAAAAGATAAAGATTGAAGCGAACATCAGTGAATTAAATGATGCTCAAAAATTGGTTGATGAGATTGATGATTCAATCGCAGATTTAGACAAAGAAAAAATAAAATTAGAAGCAGATTCTTCTAAGTTAGAAGATGCAAATAAAAAGCTAGACGAAACCATTGAAAAAGAGAATGATGTAAGAAACACAAAAGCGGATATTGAGTCACAAGTTATCGGCTATCAAGATAGCTTGAATAAACTAAACAATCTTCAAAACGCTGCTAAAGCTTTAAAAACTGCTAGTAAGATTACATTTGATGTTGGTAATAAAATGTCAAATCTAGGCTCTAGTATGTTGAACATTGCCAAGAATTTCCAAAACAACCCAATAGGAGATATTGGACGATTCTTAGTACAAGGTGTTGGATATTCTAGTTTGTATAGATTGGTTTCAAGTGCACAAAACGCAATTGGTGATGCATTTTCAAGCGGTGTTAATAGATACGATACAATCAAAGTTGCGAAAAGAACATTGTCCACTGTAGTAGGCGATGTAGGCGATTCTACGGCTAAAATCCAAAAGATGATTGATAACCTAGACGAAAGCATTTTGGGGCTACCAACCACTTTAGATGACGCTCTAAGCCATGTTACGAGATTTACTTCAATCAATCATGATTTAGATAGGTCTCAAAAGCTATTCTCGGCAATTAATGATTCCATTTTGACATTTGGCGGAGATTCTGAGGGAGTAAACAATGCGGTTACTCAGTATTCTCAAATCATGGGTTCTAAAATGGATGCTCGTACATTGAGATCAATGGAAGATGCAGGTATGACACCAGCCTTAACTGCTATTGCAAAGAAATTTAATATGTCATTTGCAGAGTTTAGAGAAGCATTTACAGGTTCAAATCCAACTATTTCATTACAACAATTTGAGGATGCCTTAATTGAGTTGGATGAAAAAGGCGGTGGTGGCCTAAATTCGTTGGCAACTATGGTTAAATCATCTGTAGCCACAATTGGTAATGCTTTTGACTTAATCCCTAAGAGATTTAGTAAAGCCGAAGAAAAGTGGTTAGGTGCATTAGATGAGGTTTCGACGGAATTAACAGGTGCTACAATCTATGGAAATATCTACAAACTTTCTCAAAAAGTCGAAGGCTTAGGAGATATAGGAGCCAACTTCATTAGAAGTCATAAAAAAGAGATTGGCGAAGGTATAGACTTCATTAAAACGAAATTTACTGAATTGTGGAGTGTTTTAAAAACATTCAGTTTCAAAGATTTTGTTGGTGGATTTAAAGAAGGATTAGGAGATTTCCAAGGAGCAATTGATTTCTTCAAGCCTATTCTTGGTGATTTCTATGATTTTGCAAAAGATAAAATCACCGAAATGGGAGACGGAAGCTTTTCTAAAGGATTAGGACGTTTCGTAGCAGACTACATCCAAATTGGTATTGGATTAAAGTATGCTGGTAGATTAATGAAACTCGGAAGTGGTGGAATTAGTCTTTTAGGAGATTTAGTAAACGTTGCTTCAAAATTCAAAGGAAAAAGTTTCAATATTCCTTTCCTAGGAAAACTAGGAAGTAAATTCAGTTCTGTTAAAGATGTATTCAAGAGTTCAGATGAGATTGCTACTGCGACAGGTACTCCAAAAACTTTTGATGCAGAAGGATTTAAAAATAAATTATCTTCATTAGCTATCATAGCTGGTGGGGCAGGAACAATTATTCTTTATTGCAAAGCGATAAAGGAAATTGAAAAGAATGTTCCAAATGACATTACAACATTGCCTATGCGATTAACAAATCTATTCTCTGTAATGGGATTGATGATTGGAGCTAATACAATTAATGCAGGAGTTTCAAAAGCATTAGAGATGAACAATGCCTTAACAGGATTAGCAATGATGATTGGTCAAGGCGGAGCTTTATGGCTATTTGCAAAGGCTATGCAAGAGCTAGATAAAACTATGCCTGACGGATTCGACACATTCAACGATAAGTTATTAGGCTTATTTGAATGTATAGGCTCTATGACACTTATTACAGGTATTCAAGGTGGCGCTGGTGTCCTAACTGGTGGAATCACTACATTGGCCCAAGTGTTAGGAATGATAACAACAACAGGACTAGCTGGTACATTGATTGCTTGTGCTAAGGCTATGCAAGAAGTAGATAAGAATGTTCCTTCAAACACAAAAGGATTGAAAAAGAAAATCCAAGGAATTATGGATGTCATAGATATGTTTGAAGGCGGAGGAACATATTCTTCTTGGTGGAGTCAAGTTATTAAAAGTTCTGAGTCTTTATGGAAAAACATGGAGACTTGGAATATTACTAGGATTCTAAAGAAACTTGTTACTATTGGAGAATCAATTTCAAAAGTGCAAGGAATGAGCATTGATAGCAGTTCTTTCAACGATCAATTCAAAGATATTCAAGAGGTAATCAAGAATATTAATGATTTTGAGTTCCCAACAGTTAGTACTTCAAGTGCAACGAACATTGCAGATGCAAACAGTATCGTTAAGAACTATGCAACAATGGCTTCTAGCCTTTCTAAAATGTCTAGTATCAATGGAAGTTCAATTAACGTTGAGAATTGTACAAGCATTTTAAAGAATGTAGCTAGTGTTGTTCAAGAAATGAAAAAGATTGTATTCCCTGATGTTACAAAGAATATTAAATCTAATTTAAACTCCACAAATGCTCAAGAGTTCCTAGATACATTAAAGATTTTGGAACAAATTGTTCCTGAATTTGGAAACTTGCAAGCAACAATCACAAACAATCCTTTACCAAATGCAGAGGATATTAAAAAGACAATCACTAGTATTTCTCAAGCGATTGGATATATTTCTGTAGCTGGTGTTGGAACAGGAAAAGACAAGAATATGTTGTCTTATAACTTGAGACAAATGCCTGATTCTAAGCTATTTAATAACGCACTAAAGGCGATTACAACTTTAGGTGATATAATCCTCAAGTTTGGAACTTTGAACGTCTATTCAACTAATTTCGACTTTGAAACACTGAGAGCCAATATTAAGAGTATTGGAAATGCAGTGAATGAAATGGCAACAAACAAAGGATTAACTGAAAATCTAGAGAATATGGACACAGTTAATAAGACTGTTTCTAAGTTAAAGAAAACGTGTGAAAGCTTAAATTCTATCGTTGGATTAAATCTAGATTTCGTTAAGGTTGGAGAAGTCACAACAGGTATTCAAACGTTCCTAAACAATGTTAAAGGATTGAAAGTTGGAGAAGCCACTACAGATGTTGTTACAGAAGTAAACTCAATTGTTACTTCATTCCACAACATGGCCACAACTTTATCAAATATGAAATCAGAATTTAATACCTCAGGTACAGATATGGCCAATGGAATTATTGAAGGTTTCAAAAGCATTGATATTGAAGGTTCATTTGGAACTAAGATTGATAATGCTAAAGCTTCATTGAAGAAGAAAAGCTTCAAATCCGTAGGTAAGAAGTTTGGAAAAGATGTTGTAAGTGGATTTAGTGAAGGTATCTCTAATATGTCTAGTTCAATCTCTAATCAGATTACTATGATGTATGGATATTCAACACGATTCACAGATTTAGGACAATACTTAGGAAGTGCATTTAAAAATGCGTTCAACAATCAATCAGGAAACATTAATACAGGTGGTACAACTACTCCTACAGTAAACACGGGCAATGAGTCACAAGGAAAAAACTTTAAGTTTGCTAAAGGTGGCCCAGTTTACTTAAAACGAGGTGGACAACCAATCGTCATGAAGCCTAGTGGAACAGATACAGTTCCTGCTATGCTTACTCCTGGTGAGTATGTAATGAAACGTAGTGCAGTTAAGAATGCAGGTCAAAGCTTCATGGACAAAGTAAATAACATGGACTTAAAAGGTGCGTTCAAAGAATTGTCTACTAGATATGGTTCTCGTGTTGGAAGTGTTGTTAATAAGAATGTGACTATCAACAATAACGATAATCGTGTTACGAATAACAGTATTGCTTTCAACGAAGGAAACGAAAGAAGGCAGGCTATCAAAGTAGGTAGATGCTTGAGAGGTTTGGCATAATGAATTGTTATAACTTAAACCCATTAAAAACATACGTTCAGTTCAATGATCTTGTAATAGACAGTGCGGAGGAGATTTCCTCTGCCTCTCTAAAGCAAGATACAAAGACTGCAACGCAAGAATATAGTTACGGACATGGTAGTTATGTTGCTTTCCAAAAGAATCAACAGTTTCTTACGGAAGGTGATTTGTCCTTAACGTTAAATTTTAATTATGAACATTTTCATGATGAAGATAGAAGATTCCTACGTGACTATTTCAATTTGAATTTGCTTAAACCTGGAAGGTTATGGGCAATTCAAGATAATAAATTGATTTGGGCATGGGCCTATGTCACGGGATTTAGTGAAGATTACAAAAAATACCAAGGTTATCTATCAATGGATATTGATTTTAAACTTTGGGAAGGTGTATGGCATATTGCAGATACAAAGAAAACATTCTTAGTTCCTTACTCTGTATGTAATATCCTCGATTGTGAGGATTTCAGAGATGCTCAAGAGTGCTTATCATGTTGTGTTACTTGCCCTCCTGATATGGAAACTTGCAATTCGTGTTTATGCGATTGTGGAGACATTACAGAGGAAACATCTTTATGCGTGATGGGAACTAAAGCGTTGGAAGATTTTATGAATTGTGGCAATTCATACAAGATTGTCTACGATTGCATTAAAGGTGAACAGATTTTCGGCGATGATTTGATTAAAAACAAAATCTGTAAAAAAGATTATTGTGTTGAGTCGATTGCTGGAAGATTCTACAGTGGCACAATATTAGATACCGACAAAGTAAAATTGATTCTAGATGGTAAATTCCAAAACCCTGAAATCGAAATCAATGGAAACAAGATGATGATTCTAGGTGAATATGATGGAATTTTAACACTTGATTCAAGTTGGAACTTATACTTTACTGCGGATGGATGTTGTGCATCAGAGGAAGTAGATTTAGATAATCTAGTAATTGAAGATGAATTTGGATTCACAGTACATCATGGAATGAATAGATTAGTTGTCACAGGCTCATGTTGTAAGATGGCTTGTGTATATATAGATGTTGATGAACTTACAAATTAAGGAGGCTTGCAGTGGCAAATGTTAAAAGTTATTGCACTGCTTGTGGAAAGTTAAAAGATAGCAGTGCAGAGTTTATCCAAAATGGTGTTACAGATTCAATCTGTACGTCTTTAGGAAACGATACAGGCTTAAATCCTGATAATGGTAATAATACGTGTACAGACATGGAAAATGCCAACGATTGCCTTACAAAGGGCTTATATGACATCATAGATGGATTTGATTTGTGTGATTGGAAATTATTCATGAGTCAATATGCTAACAATGATTACAACATGAAAGCAACTATGATTTGTTGGATGTGTGGATTGCAAGATCAGTTGTATAATCTTCAACTTCAAAATTTAGCAATCGAAACACAATATACTATTCAACAGTCTACACCTGGATTAAGTGTTGAAATTGACAGACAAGGTAATTTCACATTCAAGTATTCAGATTGGATTCACACAAGTGAATATACGAAAGTAGCGGACGGAGTTATTACAGGAAAAGTAGATTTCTGTATGAAGCCTAACAAAGATAAGAGTGCTACATACAAATTCAACAGTGTTACATTGAAACACTACTCTTATAAAATGACGGGAGTTTCCGCTGGTTCAGCTCCAACTGTTTCAATTCGTGTTCCTAATAAGAGTGGATCGTTGGTATATCAGAAAATCACAAACGCTTCATTTGAAGAAGATATTAACAAAACAGTGGAATTAAGCATGAGTGGAACAGTAAAAGCTGGAGAAACAACAAATTGGTTGCAATTCCTTTCTATTTATGTTGATTGGCTAGAAGATGATGAAATATCTCTACACACTCGTTTTGTAAATGATAACAAGGTAAACTTCGTTATCTGTAGAGATTAGGAGGTACACATAAATGAATAAAGATGTTTGTTCTGCTTGCGATTCTTTAAAAGCTACAAGCAGTAATTTCATTCAAAAAGGTGTAACAGATACTATTTGTGCAAATCTTAAAGCAAACCAAGGCTTTGAAAACAAGGGCCACAACAACTGTACAGATATGCACGATATGAACGATTGCTTATTAGGCGGATTGCTAGAAAAGATTGATACATATGATGTATGCGATACAAAAGAAGCTATCAGAGATTTGGAAAAGAACCTAATCAGTATCATGGATGTAATGATTTGTTCAGATTGCGGCCAATGGGAAGAAATCGAGAAACTATGGGCAGAAATCCAAAAGATTTGGGATGCTATCAGAGCTTTACAAAATAAGGTTGGTGGTATCGAAGGCAGCGTTGGAGATATGTACAGTGCGGTCGAAAAGATTCTTACGAACCTTAAAAATAGTGGTGCATGGAAACAAACGGGAGATAATGTGTTTCAAGGCGATTTTAATGACGGAAGAAGCATTGCTACAGGTAATATCAATATCTTTGGTGGTACTCCTGATGGAAATTCATACATCCGTACTAATAACGGAAGTTCTGAGAATGATTTGGCTGGTGGTGTTTAATGGCATGGCAAAACTTTCATGGAGCTTACGATAACACAGGGCCATACGCAAACGTAGTATTAGGTGGAAATCCAGGCGATACCGCAGACTTTGGATTCCCACTTGCTGCCGCCCATGCTAAAGGGTATGGAAAAGGCATCAACTTTTCAGATGATGGAAACTATGGTGTTACATTCACATTAGATTTAGTTGGTTATGGTGTAACGGATGCTGGTACATATACAGGTAACTGGAAGTATGTACAATATGGTGGAAGGTATAACTATATTTTGATCATTAGTGTTTCTAACAACAACAAAGCATCATGGAGAGAGATTTATAATCAAGTAATATTCTCTCATGCTGATACATGGTCATTGGCTTATTCATCAGGTTGGGAAACAGTTGCACAAAATAGTCAATGGAGTGGCAAGTTACAACTTCCAACAGATACAACACACGTTAAAGTTGAATTAAGAGGTGAAGATGCTACATTCCCTTACGAAAATATATATTCAATTCAACAGGTTATCCCTGATTTCAGACCATGGGCAGTAAGAAAAGGCGGTATATTCTATTCTTTGGATAGAGCTACAGGATGGTTTAAAAAGAGAGTTAAAGATTCTTGGGTCACTATTGACAAGTACAGTGCCGATAAAGCAAATAAAGAAAACCAAGGGTCAAGTAGAATTAGAAAAAATGGTAAATGGGTAGGACAAGGCAAAATTGGTAGTTAGGAGTAAACATGATTCCTTACTTTGAAATATTAGAATTTGGAAAAGTTAAGAAAAGATTTAGAGAGGCTTTAAGCACAATCAGCTTTTCAAACGAGTTGATGACAGTACCTGAAATGCAAATCACAATTCCTAACGAATACTACGATTTAATCTCAGGAAGAAAAGAAATGCGAGTAATTATGGATTGTGGAGTTTTCTACGGAATGATTACCGACTATAAACCATCTGTAAGTGGTTTAAACATATCTCTAACGCACGTAATTAACGAATGGACATATAGACAAGTCCCAACGAATTATGCGGTTAAAAACGCTCTTATAAAGAACGTATACGAAAGTGAAGATATGTATTATTCGACTCAGTGGAAGATGAATTTTGAAACTGAGATTGATAATGAAAAGATTGACTACGTTTATTCTAGACAATCTAAATTGGATGCACTTACTAAAACTTGTGAATTGACACCATCTGTTTATTGGAGAGTTCCATTTACAAATGATAAGCAAGTTGAAATTGGATATTTTGGGAAGAAACAACCTGTTATGCTTTCTAATAAACCAACATTAGGAAGAAACTATAGAATCATTGGCGAACCTACAATGGAAACTGATTTCTCAGATGTTATTAACCTTGCTACAGTTTATGCTAATAAATCTGATAGTGGTATGTCCTCTTTATCTCTGAGAGAAGTATATAACGATAAAAGCTTGCAGAACCCTAAATTCCCTGTAGTTATTTTGAGATCAAACATAAATAACGAGCGTGATTATGAATATGTAGACTTTCCTAAATTAGCTCCTAACAATCAATTGGAGTATTCCATTATTGATACAGAGTCAGTTGGATATGAAAGTGGTGTATTCATTGAAGGAACATTTGCTTTTGATGATTTATCACCATTTAGCTTAGAGGACATGACAAAAGACTCTAAAGACTATAAATGGGTAATTCCTAAAGAGCAAAGATTTTTAACTGATACAGAGGAAATAAACAATGCTAAAGCCTTATGGCACTCTTTAAAAGACATTTGGAGTAAATCTGCTATTGCTGCTTTATGTGGTTCATGTCATGTTGAATCAACATTAAATCCTAACTTATATCAAATGGGTGATGTTCCTGATTCTCAAAAAGGATTTGGATTGGTTCAATGGACTCCATACACACGAATCACTAATTGGCTTGGTTCTCATGGGTATACAAGCTACACAATGTACGGAAAAGGGGAAGTAGCTAAGTTAGTTGAAGAATGGTCAACAAACGCTACAAATGGGCCTTGGATTCCTACTCCTTCATATAACATCACATTTCAACAATGGTCACATATGGAAGCCGATATGAATTACATGGTAATGGCTTTTATGGCAGATTATGAGCGTGGTGATACATCCATTGATTTACAGTATCAAAAACGTATTGAATTTGCTCAACGTATTTACGGTTTAATCCCTGAGTGGGAACAAGATGATAACGGAACTACAACCGATACGGATAAAACACAATCTCGTCCTTGGAACGCTCAGAATTTTATCAACACATGGAATGGTCAATCTATCGACATGGATGGTGTACCGCCTGAGCAACCATATCAATGTGTAGATGTTTGGAAGAAAGCATTACAGACATTAAATTATCCCGACCCTACGAGAGCTATAGGCGGTGATGGATATGCAGATTACATTTGGTATAACAGAGATGAATTAGGCTATTCTCAATACTTTGATTATGTTAGTACACCTCAATTTGGTGATTGGTGCATATTCGGTAGAGGTGGTGACACACCTACATCACACGTTGCAATGTACGTTTCTGATGCTGGTAATGGTAGAGCTAATTTCTTTGGTCAAAACCAACCTTATCCATATTGCAATACGACAACAATCAGTACATCAAATATCATTGGTATTTTCAGAGTAAAGAGTGTTTATGTACAACAGAGCATTGACCCTGAGTCTACAAACGGAACAACTATCATTACTGATAACGATAGAATTTATGCGGCCAAGGTCGTATATGATTGTGCTTGTAGAAAACTAATTAATGCTAGAAGAAAGTTTGCTATCAATACTTCTTGTGAAGCATTACCTAAAGAAGTAAACGTAGGTGATAGAATCAGATTTATTTATGATTTGAATTTATTGCAATTAGGAAGTTGTAATAGATACATGAAACGTATTCTAAAACAAGATGATTGGTTCTATATCACAAGCCTACAAAGAGAAATAGATAAAACAGGAATTGAAATAGATACATTGACACTAGAAAAATTCCTAAGAACTGATAGAGACGGAAAGAGTGAGTAGTTATGGATATTAGCAAGGCGATAAATATATTAGCTGATAGTGTCTATGATTTGAAAGAAAAAGGAAGATACAATTCCATTCAACGTAGAAATCACACAGTTGACTTTTATGGGTATGAGTTCCCTAGATGGGGATGCTCAAGTTCTAAACCAGCGGTAATAGGAATGTCAATTTCTCAGGATTTGATTTATTATGAGCGTTTTGAGTTTAAACTAGTAATAGATAATTCTACTGCTACAAACTTTAATATCGAGATTGAAGGAATCGACATGACACCATATTTCAAGCAGCAATTCAACGGAGCGTGGATTACGGGAAATGGACTATGGCCTGGACAATACTCCAACTTTGATGTTCTTAAAGCTTGTGGGTATCTTTCAGAAAGCGATAGAAATAGAATACTAGACCCAGGATATAAGACAATCAAAGTAATGGGAAATGGTAATTTTGATTGTACGTTAGTAAATTATCTTAAATATAGTCATGTAAACAGATAAGAGGTATCTATGAATAGATATGAGCAAAGGATTGAAAACCTATCAAATCATGTAAAACAAAACCCTAGAGATTGGCAGTCCGCTATATCTCTATTGAAATTGAACAGTCAACAAATCGACTTTAAAAGAAAACAAAAACAACAGTCTGCTAGATTATCTATCAAAGCATACAAAAAGGAGGTTGTGTAGATGGAAAACAAATATAGCACTTCGGGAATTGGAGAAGATATTATCCGTAGTTTTACACAAATTGCAAGTGCAGAACTACACGCTAAAACCTTATTAGAAAAACGTATTTCTGAGGTTGAAAACGGATTAATTAGTGAAGAAGAAATTCCTGATAATTTAGAAAAGATTGAATCACTAAAGGATGAAATTGATGATTACGCTAATATCAGACGTTCTCAAATGCTTTATCTATACAATTCTTTTGGTGGCAAAGGGGATAGAGAACAGTGGTGTTTAGTTAAACATTTAAGTATGGCTATGTACACTGCATTTGAAGCATATCAAGCTTCGGATAGAGACCCCGAATTATTGAATATTGCTTTGGAGATTAACAAGAAGTTTATTGAAGCTTGTACAAAATTCTTAGGTGTAGAAATTACTTCTTGTGCATCTTGTTTTGCAGACATTATGAAAGCTGGAGGAAAATAATATGCAACCTGTAGTATGTAATAAAGATATGGCGGTAGTATTTCCTTTAAAAGATGGTGATTGCGAATTTTGGCTAGAAATCGTTGATTCTGTAGATGATATTACAAATCCAAGTAGAGACCATGCATATGTGGATTCAAAAGGATTATTCTATATCTACAACGGAAAAGAAATTCAAGTAATCAATGACCATGCCAATTTGAAAATCAAATGGGGAAATATGATTGGCGATATTTCTAATCAATTGGATTTAATGGCGATTCTAAATCAATTCGTAAAGACAATTTCTGTAAACGGAACAAACATTGCCAAAGACAACGACAAAAACATTGCTATTCAAGTGCCTATCACAACTATTAAATTAGATGGAAACACGATTAGTCCTGTTGATTATATTGTCAATTTAGATTTAGCTAGTGTTTACGCAAAGAAAAATGAAATTCCTAAAAATGTATCTGAGCTTGAAAATGATGCTGGATATATTAAACAGGAAGTTGTAGATCAGTTAGTTCCTATCAAAACAATCAAGGTCAACAACGTAACGATACCACCTGATGAAAACCATGCAGTTAATATTGAATCAATTCGTTATAAAGTTGGAACTGCTGACCCAAATACAACAAATTGCCCTAACGGATATTTCTACTTTCAGATAGGAGACTAATCCATGGCTTATGTAGGTGGAGGATGGGCATTACTTGGAAATCATCTAATTTGGTCATACAGTGGCAGATGCAATATGTATTTCCAAGTATATGCATGGAGCGAACAAGATGCCATAAATAATAGGTCTACAGTCCATACGAGAACTAGGATTTTAGTTGAAAATACAAACCCAAGCTATTCAGGTTATTATGTTGAACAAGATTGGTCTGCTGGAGTTACAGGAGCACCAAATTATAGTGCTCATGCAACGTTATCAGATGGTGGAGCTGGTACAAGCAAGGAATATATTCTACAAAATGGTTCATTTACTGTTAATCATGATTCTAATGGTAATGCATCAAGCAAAGTGTATTATTGGTTTAATGGAACATATACAGGAGCTATAGGAAGCCCTACAAACACAAACGTAGTAGACATCTCACTTCCTAAAATTGATAGAACCGCAAACAGGGCAACAATAAGCAATGTTGGAAGTACATACAATACAATGTACTGTACAATTTCGGTTCCGTTTGAGTCCGTAGAGAATCAATGGAGTAGAGATGGAAGTAATTGGACAACGTGGAATAAATCAATAAAAGCCGATACTCCTTTTGTAGATACATGGACAGGATTAAAGCCGAACACAAAATACACGGGATATTATCGCTTTAAAAGAAAATATAATGGAGTTTGGAGTGAAGCGGTCAGTTTTACTGCGACCACTAAATATCCTAATGCTCCGTCAAAAGGAAGTGTTTCTTTAAGTTCGGTAACGTCCAATTCTGCAAAAGTTAGTTGGAGCGGATTCTCATTAGGAGACATGGCAACTGATTATTCTTATCAAACATCTAATGATGAAAAAAAATGGACAGATCAAGGTAAAGCAACAAGCTTAACTCTTAGTGATTTGAAAGCTAATACAAACTATAAATTCTATGTAAGAATGGTCGATAACTATGGTCAACCTTCGTTAGCAGCTAGTACATCATTTACAACATTAAACCATGAAAAGCCAAATGTAGGTGGTATTGAATGTACACGTTTAACACCGTTTGGCGGTATGTTTAATTGGTATGGATTCTCTGTAAATGAAGGAGCTACAATAGATCATTACGAATATTCGCTAGACAATTCAAATTGGATTAATGTAGGAACTGACACGCAAATTAATTTAGACAATTTAAACCCTGAAACAAGTTATACATTATACGTTCGTATTGTTGATAACTTCGGCTCTAAATCAGATATCGCTACATTCGATTTTAAAACATTAGTTGACCAATTGAAGATTGCATACAATACAAATTTGTATCAAACAGAAATTCTAACTAAAGACGGAGTAGACATCTTGGCTAAGAATGGAGATAATTTGATTGTTGATACAATTGGAAAAGAGCGATTAAGAACTGCTAAGGTTTTCTACAACGACAATGGAGTTATAAAGAAAATAAAAGCATCTTATTTCAACAAGAAAGGTAATATTCTACGTTATAAAAACTATGGAAGTTAGGAGGTATATAAATGGGTGTTAGAATCGCAGAATTGCCTTCAAGCGAAGGCATTTCAAAAACAGATTTAATTATCGTCCAAGATAATGAAGCTACCAAACAAGGTACAATTCAACAATTAGATGATTCTTTAGGCGTAAGTAGGATTAGAGAAGAATTTGAAGCGTTGGGATTATCTGTAGACGAAGAAGGATATATTGTTCAGGAGGTACAAGAATAATGGCAAAACACAGAATTTTAACAGATGAAACAGGAGAAAAAATTGTAAAAGCATTAAATATCATTGCTCAAAACGGAATTTCATATCAATCAATGGATTGGCAGAAAGTAAGAACATTAATTGCAAATGGAGTAGGTGAAAGTGCGTTTGCTATTGGTACGCAGTTGATTGAAAAATGGACAGATACCGCAGATTCAAAGGAATATGACATGCCTTGGCAAGTAAATCATTTTGAAGATGTTACTTTAGAGGACGGAGAAGTTGTTCCTGGAATGTGGTTACAAACGCACTATACTTTGCCTTTTGGCATTCAATTTTCGCATCATAGAGCGTTTCTAGCGTGTCCTGATGGACTTAGTGCTGGTACTTACAATTTTGATTTTGCAAAAGAATGGGGAAATAATGTTAAACCAGGAATTAATTACCAATTCACTTTGACAAAGCCTGTAGAAAGAGGTGGTAGATTAGCTGGATGCTACGGAGCACCCGACCAAGCACCATCTAGTTGGAAAGTTTATTCATATGGAAAAGATGGAATCACATTAAACGAGACGGTAAATGTTACTGTTGGTAGTGGTGGAACAAATCTAGGAACAATCCAATATGATAGTAGAAGTGGAAACTTAAACTCTGCACAAGAAATGGCATATGGATGGAACAGATGGAAAACATCTGCTTTAAGACAGTATTTGAACTCAAGTAAACCAAAAGGGCAATGGTGGACTCCTCAAGACCAATGGGATATTTGCCCTGACGAATTAGCTTCTAAAGACGGATTCCTTTGTGGTATTCCTGAGGAAATGCTAAATTGTTTAAAAAAAGTGAAAGTCGTTACTTATGCTAACACTGTAAATGATGAAGGTGCAGAGGATATTACTTATGATTATGTTACGTTACCTTCACTATCTCAGATGTTCATTAAACCACAAACTAGTGGTGAAGGTGATGTTCACACCTATTGGAAAAGAAGAAGCGGACGTACAACACCTTGCGAATGGTATACAAATTATCCAAATATGGTTGAGTATTCCATTGCTAACAAAACATCACCTCAGAACGTCCGATTGCGTTCTGCCAACCAAGGCTATGCTTGTTTTACTTGGTTTGTTACCGCTAGTGGCCATGTCAACAGCCACAGCGCTTCTTATGCGTTTACGTTCGCCCCGCTTGTTTGCATCGCATAAATCTAAAATCGGGGCAGACAACGTACTGCCCCATGCAAGGAAAGGAATTATTAAATGGCAACTAATGTAAATGAAAGAAATGTGCCTGATACACCAACAAATAAAATGTTGGATTGTTTGTGGGAAGCAAGAAACTTGTCTTTGTATACTGTAAAGATTTGTTCAAACACAAACAATTTTCCGCCTGAGTATTATCAGACAATGACGGGTGACATAATTAAGAAGGCAAAAGATATATACAGGCTTGGAAAAAGAGCAAACGCAATCTATGTTCAAGGTAAAACAGGACATGAAAGATGGGAAGAACGTAGTAGATACCAACGTGAAGCCATTTTCCTTTGCGTAGATTTATTATCTGATATAGATGTTGCAAAAACATTATTTAACATTCGTGGAAAACGAGTTAAATATTGGACTAAGCAAGTAGTAACAGTAAAGAGAATGTATATCGCATGGCATAATGCAGATAAAGAACGATATTCACAATATATTAATTAGTTTTTATTAATAAATACTAATACATACGGGATGTAGGTTGATTCTCAGAACGTCCGATTGCGTTCTGCCAACCAAGGCAATGCTTGTAATACTTGGAATGTGAACACTAGTGGCAATGTCAACAACAACAACGCTTCTAATGCGAATACGTTCGCCCCGATTGTTTATCAATTTAAACTATATGGTCAACCTTAGATGCTGATACGATTTGATATGTGTAAACAAGGAACCTCATCCCTGCTCATTAGAGCGAACAATACCGCAGAATATACATAAATCAGTGTATTTTGCCACCGATGTTAGAGCCTCTAAAAAAAGACGGTAGCTAACTATGACGGAAGGAAACTATTATTTTGGAAATAAAAGAATATATTACAGACTACGATCAATTGTTTGATTCAATGTTGAAATGTAAGAAAAATGTATCTTGGAAACCTAGCGTTAAATCATTTGTGTTAAATGGTGTAGAAAATTGTTTGAAGATGGAAGAACAATTGCAAAATGATACATGGATAAACAGAAAGCCTAAACCGATTATTGTTACATATCCAAAAAGAAGGGAATGTTTAAGTATTCCTTTTAGGGATAGAGTTTATCAACGTAGTATTAACGATAATTCGTTATATCCTCAAACAACAAAGCACTTTGTCTATACAAATATAGCTTGTCAAAAGTTCAAAGGAACAAAGAAAGCTATGGATGTAATGAGACAATATCTTCATAGATATTACATCAACAACAAAACAAATGTAGGATATGTTGTATGGATAGATATACATGGATATTATCAAAACATGAGGCATAAAGATGTCAATGAATGTTTTTATAAGATGTGTGATTCGGATACTGCTAGTATGTCTAAAGATGTGTTAGATACACAATATTCAGGAGATATAGGATATAATCCAGGTTCTCAAATGGTTCAGATTGCTGGCATAAGCTTGTTGAATGAATTAGACCATTTCATCAAAGAAAAACTACATTGCAAAAGTTTCATAAGATATATGGATGATTCCTATTTGATTACAAATGACAAAGAAAAAGCGAAGCAATGGAAGAAAATAGTTTGTGATAAGTTAATCGAATTAGGGTTTGAACCTAACCCAAAGAAAGCTAAAGTTCTAAGGATAGATAAAGGATTTATGTTTCTTGGATTTAAAGCTACATTATCAAAAACGGGAAAGGTTTATTACAACCTAAGTTCAGAAAATATAAAACATGAAAGGCGAAAATTAAAGAAACAAGTCATTAAAGCTAAGAAAGGTGAAATGACAAAAGAAGAAATTGATGCAAGCCTTAATAGTTGGAAATCACACGCAGAATTAGGAAATACGTACAAGTTATTGCAAAGAATAGATGCGTATTACGCTAATCTATGGAAGGAGATAAAAGTATGATTATCAAACAATTAGATGTTTCTATCGAAAAACAAGCTCAAGAAGAATATCAAGCTTCACAAGTTCAATCTACAAAAGACGAATTGGCAAATCAAAAGTTTCTAACGGAATACGTTGCTTGTATGGCAGGTATCGAATTACCTGTTGACGAAGAAGAAACGGAGGAAATGACTCATGTACAGGATTTTGAATAATCAGAAAATCAGAGTGATTGACGGAAAGTATAGCAAAGATAATTATATTTTCTTAGTAGAACAAGCTTATAAGAAAAAGAAAATCACTAAAGAAGAATATCAAGAGTTGATTGATTTTGAGTAATTTCGAGTATATTCAATATTTATTAGATATTATTGATAAGCAAAATAAAATCATTCAAGAACAGAATGAAATTCTATATATGAATGGAATTGATGTTTTGGACAAAGAGAAAGGGCGATAATGTACGTCCTTTTCTTTTCATTATATAATTGATATGCCATAAAACAGTACCTCAGAAAATATGAGAGAGATGAAATATTTTT